GAGCCCATCTGTCAGGCGAGGGGGTTAAAAGTGCTCAAACAAATGGCTGAGTTCACTGGCCTTTCTTCGATAGGCGCGCATGATCCGGTGATCGAGCGAGCCGGGGACGTAAAGAAAATGAATGGTGCAGGCGTTGGCCTGGCCAAGGCGGTGGATGCGCAAGGCGGCTTGATAGTTCTCGGCCGGAACCCAAGAGGTCTCGACAAAGACCGCGGTATGCGCCGCGGTGAGGGTGATGGCCGTGCCGGCCGCCTGGATCTGACCGATCAGGATTTGGGTTCTGCTCACGTCCTGCTGAAAGCGGGTGATGGCTATTTCGCGGTCACGCTGGGACGTGGACCCGTCGATGACAACGGGGGCAAACTCACTGAGCTCGGCCGCCAGACCACGGATCACGCTGCGGTGATAGGCGAAAACTACGAGTTTTTGGTGGTTGGGCGCCATCTGGAGGAGGGTTTCCTCGCAGAATGCTGCGCTTGCAGCGATCTTGCTCTCACCAAGAGCGCGCCGCCCGGTCGCCAGTGCAGCTTCGTTGCGTTGGAGCCCTGCGATCAGCTGGTCATCATCATCCGGATTATCGAGTGTGGCCGTGCCCAGAGGGAGAGGCAGGGTGTTCTCGGCATCGATCGGCGTATCGTAGAAGGCTAAGGGCGGCAGATCGGTCAGCACGTCCTCGCGTCGACGCCTGAAGACATGGGGACGCAGCCGGTCACGGAGCTCGGGGATTGCGCTGATCTTCGATCCCGTAATCCGCCGGCCATAGACCGTGTCCTGGACGTTGCAAAAGCGGTTCTCGAACTCGAACACGGTTCGCACTGCCGCCGGCAGTGCCTCACGGAAAAGCGCTTTGAGATGGGGGTAGAGCTCTCCCGCATGGTTCGGGGCGGGTGTGCCCGACAGCAACCAGACCTTGTTGGTGGTTCCTGCCAGGGAACCGATTGGAGCATCTAAGCGACCGCCATAGACCGCATGGGTGCGGTTGCTGGCCCCCTTGAGATACTGACACTCGTCGATGATAACGACGTCCCAGTCGAGTTTGGCGAGACGTCGGAGCCAGGGGTCGCTGGTGATCGAGAGGTTCGAGTAGGCGATCACCGTCCAGCCAGGTCTCGGGACCGGGCGGCGGATACTGGTGCCAGGTTGCACGACGAGCAACTCGGGGATCAAGATGTTGTCGGTGGGCCACCATTTAATAAGCTCGGCCGCCCAGATGATGCGGGCGATGGCCGGGCAGATCACCAGAACGTTTTGTGCTCCCGCGAGATAGGCCGCGCGGATGGCGATCGCGGTCTTGCCAAGACCGGGGTCGAGTACCAGGAACCGGTTATGGTTGAGCGATGTCGTGTTCAGCAACCAATCGATCGCTTCGTGTTGGTAAACACGCAGCGCCGCGACGGCGGGGTTGGTGGCGGCGGCGGTAGACCGCCGCTGGCGAAGGGCCAGGGCTGCTGTCATTTGGTTGGCCGTGTTTGATACGACACCGCATGACAGCACTGCGACGGGATTACGTCAAGCGTGTATTTAATGTACGCAACCGGTATTACCAACCTTTAAGGTCGCCCTTTATCAATCACAAACGCGGTATGTAGCGTCACGCTATATGGCGTAAAATACCCGAGCTTGATGTTAAAAACCCAATTGCGTTGCGCCGCCTACCGAACCTGTTGAAATCAGCCGCGTATGATTACCGGCGCCCAGATACGTGCAGCCCGCGGCCTACTTGGATGGACCGGTGCGGAGTTGGCAGGACGATCGGGGCTCAGCACGTCGTCGATCCAACGTGCCGAGGCGACCCGCGGCGTAAGCTCGATGCGAGCGGACAATCTGTTGCGGCTGCAACGGGCGTTCGAGGACGCCGGGATTATCTTTCTCGATGTCGGGGACACACGCAGGGGCGGCATCGGTGTGTGCTTAAAGCTGCTTGTGTAAGGTCAAAAACGCATAGGCGATCAATGCCGCATCGGCCCGGCCATGATCCTTGACCCGCGCAAACTGCTCGCTTTGCTTGGGGAATAGCTGCATGGCTCGCAGCCGCGACGCACCTTTGTCTCCCGCGATGCCCTGCACGTGGACGACACGACGCCACTCCTGCGGCGTCAGAAAAGACACCGGAATGTCTAAGGCCGCCAGGACGCCGCGCAGGACGCCAAAGCCGACGCCAAAGTTAAACGTGCTGGTGACACCCTGTTTGGGCATGGCGTGGACGAGCTCCACGACCGCGGCATCCGGCCGCATAGAACGGATCGAGGACACGATCTCGGCGTCTATAAGCTGTGTCTTATTACGAGTTCGTATGATTGGCATATCGATTAGCAAAAGCGAGGCTAACTCTATGTCATAGAACGCCAAAGCACCCTGCAACCCTGGATCGACTCCGAGGAGGCGCATGATGAGAACCCCGAAAAAACCATCGACAACAAGACAAAAACGTAGTAGCAGCACAAAGGACACGACACGACACCAGTCTAAACGACAACAACCAAACATGGAACCCATCGTGCACACCGATGTTATCGACGCATCTTACGGCAGCGGAAAAACCAACACGACGGCATTGACGGCGATGATGCGCCTCAAGACGCCACCCAGCGCGGAAATGGTCAAAATACAAAAGGATTTTGCCGATAATTTAGCGCGGTTGATGCAAGCCAAAGGCATGAAGCAAAGTGACTTGGCCCGCGAGGTGTGGGGCACGGTCAAGGATAAACGGGGCTACGAGGTCGCCCGCAACCGGGATCGGATCTCAGCATATCTAGCCGGGGCAGGGATACCGGAGACCGACAACCTTAATAAAATCGCTGCCGCGCTTGGTTGCACGACCGAGGACTTGCTAGGGGCGGAAGAAATGGCCGCACGCCCGTTGACGCGCACACGAGCCCATCAGGTCGAAATCAATATGGTTTCCGTGTTCGGCCGGCCGGGGTGGATGCAAATCTCGTTGAACTTGGTTTGCCCGTTAGCCGATGCGCAGGAGTTTTTGGCGCTCTACGAAAAGGTGCGCCAACGACAGATAGAACGCGAAGAAGCCGAGGGGGATGAATGAATGACGGGTGAGATAAAGTTAGAGCTTCTCGCGGATGGCACGGCACGGCTGAAGGTCGATGACCGGATCATGTGAATGCTGACCTAGCTATTCTGATCACGCGCCTCATCGACACGGAGGCTGAAGTGCTCCGCGAGGGTCGCTGGTCTTTGATATCCGCGATTACGTGTGGGGTGCTTTAAGTGACACGCATCCGCAACGCCGAGCTCTTAAGGATATTGGCCGGGCACTCAAGCGAGACGCTGGAGCGCGTCCCGATGCGCGCTCTGCTGACGCAGGGTGAATGCGCTCAAATCATGCGGTGCTCGGTCAAGAAGATTCAACGGCTGCGCCGGGCGGGCAAGCTAGCGTGGATGCCGGGGAAACCAATAACGATCAAAGCAAAGGACCTTCTACTATGTATACACAGCCTTACTTGGCCCAAAACGACCGCGGATATTGGGAGATCAGGTGGAGTGAGCCCGGCGGCGGCGGCAGCGGCAAAACGCGCAGCCGAAACCTTAGTACGCGCACGGCTGATCGGGCGATAGCCGACAGCATCTTTGGGCAGTGGCTCAAAAGCCGGGACGCCGTGGTGGAACTGTTTGCCACCCCCACGGTAGGGGAGTGCATCGATAAATATCTTCTCGACGCTCGGAGGAGGGGGGTGCACCAGTCGCAATACTGGGTGCTCGACAGGTGGCGGCAGAGCCCGCTGAGTGGGCTGCGCCCTGTGGAACTCAGCGGGAAGCCACTGCGGGAATGGCGTGCTCAGCGGGGCTTGGTGGCCGCCGCATCGACAGTACAGCGCGAGGTGGGCGCGCTGTTGGCGGCGCTCAACTGGGCAGCACACCCCGACAAGGGCGGGCTGATCGCGGCGGGGGAGGTTCCCCGGGTCGCGATGGGGCCGGTGCACTATCCGGAGAAGAAGTTTCTGGACGAGGTGTGCGAAGAGAAGTTTCTAGCGATGGCGCTGGCATGGCGGGTGCCGCGTGTGGGTCGGTTTGTGGCGATCGGGCTCAACACCGGGGCACGCAAGGAGGCGATCGAGGAACTGGTATGGGACCGCATCGACATGAAGGCGCGGCGGATCGACTTCCGTGACCCGAAGCGGAAGGTGACCAATAAACGCCGCGTCCTGGTGCCGATTTGTGATCGATTGTTTCCGGTATTGGATGCGATCCCGGTAGCTGAGCGCTGGGGCCGCGTCATTGACGCGGTCGACATGGGGGCCAGTTTTAAGAAGTTTGTAGAGACCACACCCTGGCCGTGGGTCACGTCGCACACCATGCGGCACACGTTTATCACGCTGGCGCTGCGGGCCGGGACGTCGTTGTTCGATGTATCCCAACTCGTTGGGGACACATACGCCACGCTGGAAGCGCACTACGCCCACCATCAAGCCGACAGCGCGCTGGATCGGGCGGCTAACAGGCGGTTCCGGTGATGCGGGTGATGAGTGTAGTTCTGACGACGATCGTGTGTGCGATCGTCGTGTCGGGGCTGTGGTCGGCTTTCTGGTCGGCTTTCCAGCTGATGAACAACGACGAGCTAAACTTGCTGGTCGGGCTGCTGGGCGGGGTGTTTGGCTTCTGGTTGTCATATACCGGCCGGCTAGCCCGGATCTTCCGCAAAGTGGGGTGATGGGAAATGGAGACACCGGTTAACTTTGCTATTCACGGGACGCGACCGCGGCGGTGGTGGCCGCCGCGGTGGCGACCGCCATCGTGGCTGCTGATCGCGGTGCTGGCATCGTTGTTGACATGGGTGGGTTGGGCCGTGGTGCTGATGATCGCGGTTCGGATCGCGTCGTGACCGCGTTTTTGGTGGGTTTGGCTAGTGATGCGTCCGCGCCCAAGCAACGACAACTAGAGGGCGAGCATGAGGCTGTTTACGGTTGAGGACCGCGCTGATCTATTCGCGAAGATCGGAAAGGCGGTCATTGGGATACAGGACGAGTATTCGGGCGGTACTACGCCGCATGAGGTGGTGCCGGAACTCGTCAACACCCTCCTCCTGCTCGCAGCGTTTATCTCGCGTGACAACCTCGACGGTAAGGTGGCGGATTTTGTGTTCAGGTGCGCCGAGGTCGCGGGGCAGGTCTGGGGCGACGACGAGATCCGCAAAATATCGACGCCCTGCTTGTCGGCGCTCGCCAGCGGCGACGCGTGCCAGCCAGACGAGCTTAAGCGTTGCGCGATCTGCGGCTTTGTCGGAAAAGCCGACTAGGTGAAGGACAGCCACTGATCGTTGTTGACGACGTTGTAGATGGTCTTGCGCGAGACGCCATAGGACCGCGCAAGCGAAGCTTGGGACGTGCCGGCGTGGTGCGCGTCCCGGATCTGACTGGCTTTGCGCGGGGTGAGCTTTCTGGCCGGGCGCTCATGCAGGCGCTCGACAGTGTGAAAGATCTGGTTGCAGCGCGAGCACTTGCGCTGGCGGGCGATGCTCGACGCGCGGTTGGTCAACCAGGCTTTGGTGTTGACCACGCGAGTTTTGGTCAGGCCGCAATTGGGGCAGTGAAAGCCCTCAGTCACGTTAGTCCCGTTTTAGACAATTTTCGATGATGCGCTGGATCATCTCGTTTCTGGCTTGGGTGTTGTGCTGGAAGACGTAGGACGCCACCCCGAGAAAAACGATGTTGAGCAGCACGAGCAGAAGAAAAGCTGGCGGCAGAGCGCGGATCAGCTTTTCGCTGACCGATGCGAGTAGTCCCTCTTTATTTGCGGGCTGTGGGGCTGCCACGGCTGTTTAGACGGCGTTGGCCGGCGGCATCCTCACGGCGGTCTTGCGGGGTGCGCTCGTACTGGGCCGGGGTCAGGCCGAGGCGCTTGGCACCGCGCTTATCTTCGCGGATATCGGTGGGGGTGTCCTCGTAGCGGCTCTGCTGCCGACGCAGCCGCGAGGCGACAGCCGGGGGCAGTTTGGTTTTCACGCCGCGCTCTTTGGGACCTGGGACGTGTCGTAGACGCTGATCCCGCCATCGAGCGCCTGGATCGCCTTGCCGAGGCGCATCGAGGCGTCTTCAAGGTGGCGATAGGCCAGCATGACGTTGGCGACCGCTTCTCCGTTACTGTGGTCGGCTGCCCGGCGAAGAGCCATCAGCTTATCGGCGAGCGGTTTGATCTCGCGCCGGAGCGCTTCACAGTCGACGACTTGCATCGGGATTACTTCTTGCTGCCGCCCTGGGACGGCGGAGTGCCGGCCGGCTTGGTGGGCTCGGTGACTGGCGGCATATCGCTCCAGCCGGAAGAGGAGGTGCGCTCGTCGATCGCGCCGGAGCGGGGGGTGCGGCCGGGGGCGAGCTCTTTGTGCTGTTCGCGGTCGGATGTGCCATTCATGGGGGTCACGTCCTGTGTTGTCGGTGTCTGTAGGATACGACGAAAAGATCGGCCCGACAACCAAGGAGGATGTCGGGCCGATGAAAGTTTGGACCATCTTAGACGAACCGGGGCTACCGCCTGAGTTGTGAACCGTGCTGGCTGGGGAAAGCGTCACACAAGGGTCACAGGCGGTAGCACCCGAGGGGGCGATATAGCGCTATATCTGGGAAAATGCAAGGGCGGGGGGTTGGGGGTGTTGGCGGTTTGGCGGTCGCTGTGTGAAGATACTTCGACCGACACCGTTTGATTGGTCTTTGGCTGGGGAGCCTTCAGATGAAGATGAACGATTTATCGTCGCGGTTTTTGCGCTGGGCGTTTGGCGACCAGCGTGGGCGCGTGATGGTGGTTAGTTTTAAGGGGGTGCCTCGTGATGTGCCGGGGTATTCGTGGCACGCCGAGCGGGCCGACGTGCTGGCGAAGGGCGGTGCTGGGTTATGGCCGCCCGCGGTTGAGAACAACAATTACTTTTGTGTCTCGTTGTTTAAGGGGTCGCGTCGGCAGGACGTGGACTTTGAGAGTTTGTGGGTGCTTGGGATCGACGATGTGGGGACGGGGCCGGGCTGCAAGGTGGATGGCGGGGTGCTGCTGGATCGGTTGGGGGCACCGGGGTGGGTGATCGAGACCTCACCGGGCAACCAACAGTGGTTTTATCGGTTTCGTGAGGGGGTGGTCGACGAGGGGTTGGCCAGGCTGCTGGTAATGATGGTTCGGCGGGCGGGGGATACGACCGCGTCCCAGGACGGGAAGTTGCTGACCCGGCTGATGCGGCTGCCGTCGGGGACCAACGGGAAGGAGGATTATTTACCCGACGGGTATCCGACCGCGGTGGTGTTTTCGCCGGAGGTGGGTGACGACGAGGTCGGGACGCTCGATGATCCTCGTGGGGTGCTGGCGTCCTGGGACGCGGCCGAGGTGGCTTGTGGTGGCGTTGCGACCGCGGATCTGCCTGCTGCAAAGAGGTCGTCGAGCTCAGGGCTGGGTAAACGGGTCGGTAAGTCCGTGTTGGATCTGATCGGCGACGACCCGGTCGGGAAGAAGCTTCTGGAGTTGGGGTTTGTGCGTGGGTTGACCTCATCGGGGTTGGGGGTCGAGGTGGTGTGCCCGTGGGAGGACGAACACACGGTCAAGACTTCGACCGGGGCAGCGTATTTTCCCGAGAAGGGTGGGTTCGAGTGCCATCACGGCCACTGTCAGGGACGTGGATACAAGGAATTGGTGGGGTGGCTGGAGGATTATCTGGATCAGTCGGGGCTGTGGGAGGGAGGGGTGTTCGGGGGGTTGTTTTCTCCGGTGAGCTCTGCCTCTGGTTCTGCGGCCGGCGGGGACGCGGGGGACGTGGACACGGGGGATTTGGACGGCGATCCACCTCTGTTTCGCGAGGTTATGGTCAGCCAGTACGTGTTTATCCGGGCCGAGAATAAGTATCTCGATCGGCTGTCGTTGGAACTGATCCCGGTGGAGAGTTTCAACTCGTCGTTCAGGAAGGATCTGCGGCCGTGGCTGGGGTACATGGATGGCAAGACCGCCAAGACGATGACGCCGCATGCGTGGTTCCTGGGGACGGGGGATGGGCCGGTAGCAACCATACAGACGCACTGGCCGGGGCGTGGGGAGTTGTTTGTCGAGAGCGGGGTGCCGATGGCCAATACCTGGATAGCCGCGTCCCGACCATTGTCGGGACGTGTGGTGACCGAACAGGACGTTGGGCCGTGGCTCGACCTTGTCGAGATGATCTGCGCGTCCGAAGGTGCACAGGCGGCGCTGTGGG